CCGCATGAATGGCTGTGGTGCCTGGTGGATGGTGCCGAATTCAAAGCCATAGAATGCTTCCCGTGTCGGTCCAATCATAGCCACGCCGGATGTCAGGTTTGGGTCATCGTCCGTGGCGGCATTGGCCGCGTGCGCCGCCGCGCCCGCTTCCTCACGTGTCGCGCCATTTGCCATTGCTTCGGCAAACGCCTGCTTGCCCGCATTGCCGCTGGTGAATTTGATTTTGGAAACCGCAACCCGCACAGCAACCCGACGCACCCGAATTAACACAGAGGCTTCAAAGACAATCGGTGTGGCGGCGGCAACCAGCGCCCGCCTGACGCAATTCTTTCCGGTGGCTTTCGGCAATTCCTTCAAGGCGTCTTCAAGATCGCTCAACCCCTCAACGGTCACCGTGACACCGCCGCTAGGCATTGCGCTCCCCATACCAAACGAAATAATCCTTGCTCACCCGGTACATCAGCGTTTCGTTGTCATAATCATCGCGCCCGTCAATCAATTCGATAAGCTGCACGTTGACGTAGTTGGACGGTGACGGTGGATCAAAAACAATTTGCCCGTGGAAGCCGCCGAATAATTCCTTGACCAGATTGGCCAGCAGCGTTGCGTCATCGGTTGAGCGTGACCAGGCATCAAACTGGTAACGCGCCGACACCAGGCCAGACGGCCCATCCATCTTGTACGTTTCAAATTCGGTGATGCGGTTGTAAACGATGCTGTCGCGTGTTTCGCCTTGCTTCATCTTCACCGGATAGACGCGCCCAGCCACGATGCCGTTGATGCTGGCATTGGATGTCAGCAATTCCACCAGGCCAAAGCGGACATCAACCAGCGTCATTGGGTTTCGTCCTGGCGCACACTGGCAAAGATGCGCAATTGTTCGCGCCGCCCGATTTCCTGCACCATGATGATGTCGTAAACCTTGCTGCCCATCGGGTCAGCCGGGGAATTGGCCAGCGCCGATGCCGGATAAATAATGCGGTCCAGCGGCGTGATGTCGGCAATGGTGTCCGCCCATCGCACGGTGAACGCCACCTGCGCCTTGGCCACAACTTGCTCAGTGGCCAGCCGTTCGGTGCCGGTCATGCCGCTGTCCAGCATGGCTGGCCTGGTGGATAGCGTCACCCAGGCTGGCTGCGGTTCACCGGATGGCGATTGCGTGAACACCGCCCGCTGAATGGCAATTGTTCTGTCAAGCGTGCCGCCTCTCATCGGATCAACCGCCACAACGTGCCGTCAACCAATTCGCTTTCATTGAACTGGCAGTAGGCGAGCGAATGCAACCACTGTTCGCGGTCTGGATAAACGGGGTTTTCGATTTGGCTGAAATCGGTCTTACCCACTAGCGCCGCCGCACTGATGTCATGCACGAAAACCGGGCAGCCCATCACCACGGCTTCCACCGCAGCGATGCTGCCGTGCGCCACCAGGCAGTGTGCGTCTTTGAGTTCATCGGCCAGTGGCACTTTGCTTTCCTTGTCGCGCACGATGATGTTCCTGTCGGTGTGTTGCTTCAGCAATTCCACCGTGCGCCTGGTCCACTCAGGGTCAGAAAATAAATTCCAGTAATCGGGCAGCGTGTCGGCAACCACGATGTGGCTGCCGGATTTGCGCCACGGCTTTACTTCCTTGTCCAGCCGCAGAAACTTCCAGCGGTCATCCGGCACGTCATAGACTTCACGCATCTGTGGTGTGTTGACGTGCCAGCGGTAGTAACCGCCAGCGATGCCCATATCGCTGCCCTTGGGCAGCCAGGTGGCAAACACGCGCCGCAAATAACCACGGTCCCAATAAATCCAGGTTTTGCCGTTTGCCTGCCAGCGCTCTATCCACGGTCTTAATGCTGGCGTGCAGCCGACAACCGGAATGATGTCAGGCGGCAAATCATCCAGGCGCTTTGGATCATCGCGCACCACGCGGCCAATCTTTGCACCGATGCCTTCAAACAGTTTTAGTTTAAATTTCTTCAGTCCTGGCGGAATGAACAGCGCCACCTTGCTGGCATCAATCATCCAACCCGCCAGTGCGCCCTGACCCACGCAAAGTGGATGAAACTGTCAGGCTTGCGCCAGCCGATGAAGGCAACAATGCGGGCGTTGGGCGGCAGCGTTATACCGGCCCACTTTGGCCAGCCCGGTTTCTGAAAGCCGTAGATGCCGCTTGGCTTGCCGCCCTTCCAGCCAGCGGCATCCGGCAGCTTGTGCCACAGCCAGCCTTGGTCATCGGGAAATTCATGGAAGGCGACTTGCCCGGCTTTCTCAACTGAAAAGTCAGACCACACATCGGCATGGCATCCGGCGCGCAACATCATCACGCTGCAATTGAAGGGGTTAGGATTGGTTGCGTTGACACCCTTCAAAATCAGGAAAGAGTTTTTGTGTTCAAACAAGTCATCCATTGGCGCAACCAGCACCAGGTCCAAATCCAAGTTCACAATGCGGTCATCAAAGCCGTGCGCTGCCTGCCATTGCGGATCAAACATGCGCAGGCGGCAAAAGCACCCGCGCCCGATTAAATCTAAATCCCTAATCGGCTTGACATCGATGGACGTTGGCAGCCTTAGCGCCCTGTCGCTGAACACCACAAAACGGTGCGGCTTTTTGTAATTGCGCCAGACACCGGCTGCCAGCTTCGCCACGTGGCTTTCATTGTATTTGTCGCCCCACAGCCAGGTAATGAACGCTACAGCCACAAAACACCAATGCCGTTGTCTTGCTTGTCATGTTTGATTTCAACGTGCCGGTAATCCTGCTTGATGGCATTCCACACTTGCGGCACTTCGATTGGCTTTTTATGTTTCGGCATCGGTGCCGACCGATGAAAGTTGATGTCATGGAAGGCAATCAACCGGCATATTTTGCCGTAATTCTGCCAATCCTTTTTGACGTAAGCCAGCGTGTGGTTGGCATCGATAAAACACGCATCGAATGGCCCCAGCGCATAAACCCTTTCGATAACTGCGCCATCAGTGCTGTCACCGATAATCAGGTGCGCGTCATAGCCTTTGCGTTTCAGTGCTTCCACGCATTCATGCAGGTGCGGCAAGGTATCCTTGAATGACGTATCACCGTGCGGCAAATCAACCGCAACGATCCTGGACCCGGTTGGCAACGTGTTGGCAACAATCCAAAGCGAGCCACCAAACTTGCAGCCGATTTCCAGATAACTTTTTACTTTCTCGTCGCGCAGGATGCCGGTGAATTCCACCAACTCATTGCGATTTTGCAAAAATGCCGTTTCGTATTTCATGGTGCAATTGCCTGATTGCCGCGTCTTTCACTTCGTCAACGCTGATATTGGCCATAGCCTGCTGGCAATGCTTGCACGGTTCGATATGGCCGCAGGCGTCCGCGCCGCCTGTCAGGTTGGTATGCATGTCGTAACCGGTCACCTGCGGCGGGATGAAGCCGCCGAATAGCACCACCGCTTTCACGCCCACGGCAGCCGCAGCGTGATGCATGCCGCCTTCAGGTCCGATGTAGAGCGCCGCCCGTGACAGCACCGCAATCACCTGACGGAATTTGTGTAATTCGATGATGTCGGCACCGGCAATCAAGCGTCTGGAATTCTTGTGCTTGAACTGCACCAGGCGGCAGCCTTGCAGCAACAGCCGCCGCGCCAGTTCCTGATATTTGCTTTCGCCCCAATCCTTGTTGGGTGCCACCGTCTTTTGCCACGGCACGTTTGGTTCAATGGCGATGAAGCCGGGTGCAAACGATTTGGCAATACGGTCTTCAATATCGTCAAAGAAGAATTCACCCGGCACCGGCTTGAAATTGTAATTCCACACCCACTTTCCGTTGGCCTGGCGATTGTATTTCCGGCTGCCTTTATAGTGGTCAATCCATTCCAAGTTGGCCGCGCGCTCCTGCCCCGGCATCGCCACGTTGGGATTGCCCTGGTAGATTTCTGGTGCCCAACTGGACCAGATGATTTTCTGGCCGTCGCCAAAGGCTACCCGTTTGCCACGCGCATGTGCGCCACGCGCCAGCCCGCTGCCGATAATTTCGTCGCCGTAGCCCATTGATTATGTCATTAGGCGGTATAGTGGTCTAAGCAGCTTTTGCCCCTCCGCGCACCGCGTCATAGCGCCCGAATGGCTGCGCCGGTAAATAGCGCTCAGCCGTGTATCCGGCTTCCTGCGTTTGCTTCCAAAGATGATCCACCAGCGGCTGCACGTCTGGCCGCGCATGCGGCACACCCTGCGCCTGCCTGTTCCAGTGCTGCTGGCCTGCCGCCTTCAGCCGTGGCAGCGCCCACTTCAGATGCGGCTGCGTTTCCACCTTGGTGAAGTGAATAATTTTAATGTCTGGATCATGCAGCGCTTTGTAAGTCTCGCCGTCCAGGCAATTCCAGTTGCCGTCAAACCGTGCCGCCACCCTGCCAACCGTGCCGCGCACATTGCGGTACATGCCTTGCGTGCGCCGCAGCGCTTCAAACGCAGGCAACACCGCTTTCATCCTGGCGCAGTCAAACAGCATCACGCAGGAATGTTTTTCATCCTTCGCCAGCAATGCTTTGTTGTCGGGAATTGTTTGGTTCCACAGCTTGGCGATGTCATCGCGGGCAATCATGTCCACATCCATGTAAATGGCCCTGCCTTCGTAGTTGCAGACGTGCGGAATGCCCCAGCGGAAAGCGGAAAATGGCGTGGCCCAGCCTTGCGTATCCCAGCCAGCGCCCTTGCCTGGATCGCTATACCAAGGTGATGCCGGATCACGGCTTAACATCATCCAGTTGATTTCAACCGGCTGCGTTGCAAAATGCCGCACTGTATATTCCAGCATGGCCTGCGCTTCCGCGTCTTCACCATTGGCGCTGCACCCGACATAAACGCGCACTGTCATAGTCCCCACCTTTCCAGGGTTTGTTCAATTGTCAGTTTTGGAAATGCCGTCAGCGCCGAAATGCTCGAACAATTCACCACATCGATGCCGTGCGCGGAAAGCTTCCCCGCCTTTTCATCCAGGTGTTTGCGCCACTCCAGAAATCGGCCGATGTCGGGATTGCGCAACGGTGACGGGTGATTGCCGTGCCAATGCAGGTCGCCGCCCTGGCACATATCGAAGC